GTTTCTTGTTTACCAACTTTTTTGGTTCCGTCTAATTCTTTTTCTTTTTTCTCAACAGAGTTTTGTTCTACGTTTCCAGGAGGTGAAAGTTCTATGTCTCTATAAAAACCATTTACTTGTTGTTTACGTAATTCATTTTCTGACATTTTAATTACATGTATTATTGACTCCGCATCATCTAAACTTGTTGCCGTATATGGCACCACTAGTTCATCAGCTGGTACAAATTTTGATACGACTCTACCCATTGGTACATCGTAATAAACTTTTTTAAATGTTGAACCTGAAAGAGGTAAATGAAATAACATGGAATCAAACTCTGCCTCATACTCTTGCATCTCATCCATAATTAAATAATTCATGTAATCTTTTACACGAACAGCCTGCTGTTCTGTTTGTGGAGTCTTGACACCTATCACCTGTGTTCTTACTGGTCCATCAGCTGGTAATAATTCTTTATAAGCTTGTGCTTGAAACTGTGTGACTGCTTCTGCTAACACCGGGTGTGTTGCACCAGATGCACCTTGAAACGGTTCTGTTCTATTCTCGTATTTAAATCCTAAAAGATCTAAACCTGTCTTGTAAGATTCTTCCCAATCTTTTCTTGATGATTTATAATCCATGTAATTTTGCACCATGTCATTACCAACAGGTTCTAAAACATCATCGGGTAAAAGCTCTGCTAGATTATCAAAATGATTTTCTGTGCCAGGTATATTTACAGCGCCTGGTTCATAATCAATAGTCGCTCCACCATCTTCTTCTGGTATAACTTCTATTGGTCCTTTTGGATCTTGTCCTTCTTGTTCCTGAACAGCTACTTCTTGTAATTCCGCATCTGACGGAATCTCTTCTTTGTTTCTAGTGTTCGGGAGTCCTTTGTCTATTTCTGCCATATGTTACTCCTATATATTCTTAACACGGTTTTTTAAAGATCGCAACCCTTGTGAGTCAGGGTTCATTGATACTGTCTGTGGACCCTCATCTATGCCACCGGATAAACCAGCAATACCACCACCCGCTAGACCAAATGGATACATAAATTGATTTTCTTGAGAAAATGCTACAGCTGGATTATCAACAGCTCTTAGATTTAATAATTTTTCTTGTCTGCCCTCCTCAAATTTAGGGAATACTTTACCCATAAACACTGGTCCTTTAGATTCTAGTTTTTGTATCTCTGCAGCTTTTACTGCCTCGTCAAGATCTTGTTTTGTATCTTGAAATTTACCTGATGCCATATCTCCAAGAATGGTATCCTCCATGTTTAATCCAACAGGCGGTTGACTTCTATAATTTATAAGAAGATTCTCTAGATTTTTTTGTTCATCTTTTAATTTTTGCTCTGCTCTGATAGCTGCATCTGTTTGTAACATTTCATCATCAGCTATCATAAACTGATTTTTAGGTTGTTCTCTAAAAGCTTTAACCTCCTCTGCCAGGTTACCAACTTTTAGATCTTGTTTTAAGATGGTGTTTAGTGTGTTGGTTTGATCTAAAACATTTTTTATACCTGCAAGTTTATCATCCGTCATACCTGGTAATGTGCCAAATCTTTTTAACAATTCTTTATTTGGATCTATTTTTGTTTTTTCTCCAAGTGCGTAGTTAAGTAAACTATCACCTATTGTTTCTTTAAAAGTTTTACCTGTTGTCAACATATCGTAACCAACTATCCCTGCCTCGGCTGCAGCAGTAAAGGCTAATGCAGCAGGGCCAAACAGACCACTCAATGTAAAAGCACTACCGAGTGATCTACCTGCTTTTAAAATTTGAGTAGCAAGAGCACCCTCTTGAGGTCCAAGTTTTGCACCTGTCTTGATTACTTTCTCTAATCTGTTTTTACCGCTTATCGCACATTCTGAAAGACTTGCCGGTCCGTTCGCATAATTTATTCTACCACCCCTGCTAAGGTTTGCTCTACATTTAGGGTTAGCAGAAAAAGATGCTAAAAGCTTTTCAATTTGTTTTTCAGCTTTAAACATTTTAGGATCATCTATTTTTTTAAAAGACTTATCAATCTGTGTTCTAGCGGCTCGATCAGTTGATGAAAAAGTTCCTAACATTTTCTTTTCTGTTAACTCACTTCCCTCTAACATAATTCTTCTTGCCTCATCTAAATTTTTTACACTAGACGCGTTAACAATATTTTGTCTTATTTTTAAATTGTCAGAAAGTTCATTTAATAAATTTTTATTTTTATCTAATAAACTAGTCGCCCCGTAGTCAAATATTTTTATATTACCAACGTTAGGACCTTTCGTTGTAACTCTAATTTTACCTAAACTAGATTGACCACCAGTCATGGTTTTCCATAAATTTTCTAATTCTGTTTGATTTTTTAAAAAATATTTATAATTTTGTGTATCACCCGCAAGAAGATAATCTCTCATTCTTCTTAAATTTAATTGTGATCTTTTATCAAAGGTAGATTTTAAAGCGTTAATATCTCTGATTACAGGAGTAACAGATAAAAAAGTTTTTATATTACCATTTTTAATAGCTCGATAAGAAGCAGCGTGATCTAAAGATAATAGTTTTGGATCAATACCATTATCTACCATAACTTTTTTAAATTTATTAAATTCTTTTAATTTATTTAACGCTTGTTTTCTTTCTTTAGAACCTAATTCTGTTGATGCATAAACACTTTGTAAAATAGTTCTTTGGTAAGCAGTCTCTAATGTTGGCGACTCATAAATATTATTTCTAACTTTTTCTAAATCTTTTTCTTTAAAATCGTTTAAAAAAACATATTGATCACCACCACTTTTAACAAGATTACGCATTAACTTTTCAACGTTATAACTTAATCTTCCTTCAGATATCCCTAGTTCTTTGGCTAATTGTGTTTTATCGGTATTGCCTTGTAATATTGCTTTAAATAAATTTTCTTGTGTTTTAGTATTTACTCGTGCAAATACTTTATTACCTTGCGTAAAATTTTTTAATTCTTTTTTTGTAAAAATAGGACCTCTTGCTGAAGTTTTATCATATCTTTCAAATAAAGTTTTGCTTTCTTCATTACCACCTCCAGGTATTTTGTCTAAACCAATACCTTCTTTTAAACTAATTGTTGGGTTTTCAGTTACTATTCTATTTATTACAGCTCTATTTAAATCAATTTTTGAAAAAGGGTCACCTATTGAAACAAGTCTTTTATATTCTTGTCTAAATAAATCATCGTAAGATTTAAATAATGTCTTTTTTTCTTTAGCAGTAAGAGGTTCTGTTTTTAATTTAATCTGTTCTAATTCATCCACCATTTCTTTAGGAGGTCCCTTGGCAAAACCAGTTCGACCACCATCAGCTTGTGGATTACGTTTCATAAAATCATCGATAGCTTCTCTTTCTAACGCTCTCTCAGGTCTATCTATCTTATCTGCTGTGGTTATTTCGTCCTCGTCAAAGAGTTCCATGATCTCTATGATTTTAAAATCTTTCATTATTCTCCTAACATGTAGGCAACACCACCGCCTGCTCGTTTGATTTTTTTCTCAGATATCTCTGATGCCTCTTCTATAATTTGTTTTTTAACTATTTCACTTATCTCATCGGCGTCTGCCGGTGTGCCATCTACATCAAAGTCTACTCTGTATTCATCATACTCATCTGCTGGTGTCCCTTGTGTGGTCTCATCACCTCGTCCTTTTTTATAATCCATAACGGTTCTGTCTTCTATAGTGTCAAAAGCTTTGTCATCTGCAATTCCAATACCTCCCTTTTCTTTTACGATTTGCATATCACCTGTTCCAATATCTTCGGTTAACGTATACTCAGATCCATCTTTACCTTTGTAATTATATTCGTTTACTCTCTCTTGAGGTTTTACTTTTGACTCTTTACCAAGAAGTTTAATTTTATTTGCAAGATCAAAGAAATATGATGGTGGTGCTGATCCCACATCTTTTGCTGTTTCTTTTATAACCTGTTTAGCAACTTCTTTTTTAGGCGTTCCTATCAAACCAGATTTAATTGCAGCTATCGTTGCAGCAAGACCACCCATAATTTTTAAAAATGTACGCTTGCTTGGGCTACCAACTTTATAACCAATACGACCACCTTCTGAGTTTTCTTTACGACCTTTTTCTTTTTTAAAATTCCTTAATTCTATTCTTTGATTAATGTCATCAGCAATTTGTTGCATTTTAGCGTCTAGATTCGGATCCATTTGTTTCATATATTTTGCAAACTCTGCTGCAATCTCAGGATCAGATATATCTATCATGCCAGTCTCTTCGATACTTTTTAAAGTCTTTTTAGGTTTTACTAATTTTTCTACAACTTTTTTACCCACTCTAAATCCTACACGTCCTCCTGTTTCAAATGGAAATGGATCTTTTTTAGTTGCACCCTTAGCCTCTTCCATAATTTCTTTTGCAGTTAATCCATAATTATCTTGAGCGTAAATTATATCATCAAATGTATAACCTCTTTTTAACAGCTCTGCTGTCTGTTCATCATTTGTTATTAAATATTTTTGTTTTTCTGGACCCGTCATCTTCTGTATCTCTCCACTTTGGTATGGAATTATATCTCGGTCAGGGATTAATTTTTTTGTTAGATCTCTTTCTCTTTGAAGTTTTTCTGCTGCTTTTAATCTGCTGAACTCTTCAGCAATCTCTGGATCTCTTAATACCTGATTAAATATGCCTTTGAAATCACCCTTCTCTGTGGCTGCTTTTACATTCTTG